TGGATGAGTACGGCGACCAGACGGTTATCGATGAGGCGCTGATCTCGGATGAGGAGATTGTTGCCAAGCTCCAGACGGACGAAGTGAGGATTATCGAGAAGAGGATCTCCAAGATCCGGCGAGCCATCTTTACCCATGAGAATTTCTTACTGGACGAGCCGGTAGATTTTCGGCACCGCCAACTTCCCTTTGTGGTGATCTGGTCCAAGAAGTATCACACTGGAGAGCCGGTAAGTCCCATCCGCTCCTTGCGAGACCCCCAGCGCGAAGTCAACCGGAGAAAAGCCTCCTCACTTCTGGAACTGATCGCCAATCAGTGGATTCTGCGGGGGACGACCAACGAGAGCATCGACAAGCTTAAAAAAGATCTTGGTAATCCATTCGCCCTGATCAAAGAGCCGATCGGGACTCGTCTGGAGCGGGTTGAGCGGGCAGCCGCCTCCCAGCTCCACTTTAACCAGATGAAAGAGTCCCAGAACATGATCCGACAGCTATCCGGGGCCAATGACGAGATGCGCGGTCTTGGCGGACAGTACCAGTCCGGGTTGGCCATCGGCATGAAGCAACAGCAGGGAACGACGGTAATCGCCCGCTTCTTCGACAATTTAAGAAGGGCTAGAAAACAACTAGGCTATCAGCTTCTCTCATTGGTTGAACAATACATGCCCCTCAAGAAGAAGATTCGGATTGCCGAGAAAGAGGGGATCACTGATAACTGGCGGTTTGAAAACAAATTGCATTTATTCGATCTAGTTGTTGATGAGCAGAATATGTTGGCGACAGACCGCCAAACCCAACTCTCAATGTTAACTCAGTTAATGCAGTCACTGCCGCCGGAGGCGCAAAGCCAGCTACTGCCTATAATCGCCGGATATTTCGACGTTAAAGATAAGGATAAATTAGTTCAAGCTGCTCAGCGCGTGGCAGATGTCATGATCGGTAATTTGGAACTCCAAAAGATGCAGGCTCAGATGGGAATTGCCCAGATGCAGCAGCAAATGCAGCAAGCTGAAGTTCAGAGTCAGATGGCCGCCCAGAGCCAAGAGCAGCAGGGCCAGGCTAATCAGCAAGCGCAGGTGCAACAAGCTCAGCAGGCCGATCAGCAAGCTCAAGCTGCACAGGCCCAAGCTGACCAAAAACAGGCTGAGCAGCAACAGAAAGTTCAGTTGGCCCAGGCTCAAGCCCAGATGAATCAGGAACAGGCGGATCGACGACTGCAACTGGAGCAAATTAAAGCTGACCGGCAATTTCAACTTGAGGAGGCAAAGCTACAGCTCGAAAGGGAGAAGATGATTCAGGCCGGTAGAGAACGCGAGGCCGAGGGCGGGCCTAGAGAATCCGCAGAATTAACTGCTATTCGTCAATATTTGGCCGAAAATGGAAGATCTGATCTTGCCAGCCTCGATGCTTCTATTCTCATCCCGTTCTTACAACAAGCTCAAATTATCTAAAGAGGGTATTCAATGTCAGAGAGTCTATTCGGCCCGGCCCTTGGAACTTTAGTCCAAAATGATTCTAGTAAGGATGATTCCAAAAAGGATTATCTAAATATAACTTTCATCGAGCCATTAGAGCCCAAGCCCCTCTTCTTGCCGGGTCATGCCGCCAGTTTTATCAATGATGCTATTCTCCTCAAGCGTCATATCTCAGGAAATTTTTCAATCTCGCACCGTGATGACTTTCTTATGCCCGGCGGGTATCAGTTTGATCTGTACAAATGTCTAGACAATTTGCGAAACGTCATGTACGAGGAGCTTCCGGCCCGCAAATTTAGTATTGAATTTCCTATTGATAAGACGCCCTTCTGGTTTAAAAAGTACGGGAAGGTAGATTTAGTAACCACAGATGATGTAGGCAATGTTGAAACAAGCGAGGTCGATGGGTTTACAACGATCGAGTTTAGACAGTCGGATACTCCCAAATCTTACCCCCTGATCCCCCTCCTCTTTATCGATACCCTCTACCGGCTGAAGAACCTGGAACCGGAAGAGGAAGCCTTTATTGCCGAGCGAATGTTTGAAGTCGCTCGAAAACGAAAACAGGGCTGGCAGATTAGTAACCAGGATTTTGGCAAGAGTCGCCAGACATTTAAAAATTTCTAAACTACTTTTACAAACTTGTAAATACTCTACTTTACGATAAGAGTATTGACACTCTTCCTCGGTTTCCCTAAGAAGATTCTTGGTTCAGTGAGTCAACTTACCCTAAACCACCACTGGTTTAGAACAGAGGTCGTTCTCTCCCCAAGCGTTACTTTCGGTGTGCCCCACCGTAGTTTTTAAATTAATTTGCTGTATAGCCCGATTCAAAATCACAATCGCTGAATTATGATCTCGATCCAGGAGACACCCGCAGGAACATTGATGAGTCCTTTGGGAAAGACTCTTCTTAACAATGTTTCCACATTTGGAACATTCCTGAGTGGTATAAGCAGGGTTGACAAGAATCAGAGATTTACCAAATACTTTAGAGTAGTGGGTAAGTTTCTCCCTAAACAACCCCCAACCAGCGTCAGAAATACTCTTAGCCAAGCAATGATTCTTGACCATATTCTTAATATTCAAATTCTCAATAGCGACCAAATCGTGAGATTGGTATACGCACCTTGCCAGCTTAGTAACAAAGTCTTTACGTTGCCTCTGAGTCTTCAAATATCCTCTTTGAAGTTTCTGAATAGCTTTCTTTCTATTGGAAGATCCTTTCTTTTTCTTAGAAACTCTCTGATGAAGCTTCTTAATCTTCTTTTCAGAGACTTTGAAGAATTTCGGATTAGGTTCTTCCTTACCATTAGAGTCTGTATAGAAGGATTTCAAACCTACGTCCAGACCAATCATAGAGCCAGTAAAGGGAGCGCCCTCTGTCTTATCAATGTCGATAACGAATTGGACATAGTAACTCCCCGCCCTCTTGACGATCCGAACGCGCTTAATTTTCTCTTTGGGGTACTGGTTGAGCGGGATCGTCCCGATCAACTTGAGTGTACCAATCCCCTTTTTATCACTGAAAGTAATATACCTGTAATCAACCGATATTTTCCAACCATAAGTCTTATACTCGACCGAACGACTATTATGCTTAAACCCTGGCTTGTTGTTCTTACTTATTTTTCTATCTTTACAATTAGCATAGAACTTAGAGATTGCTCTCCAAGCCCTCTCACATGCCGCTACTCTAGCTGTAGAATTGAGAGCGCTAACAAAGGAGAACTCGGCGGCCAAATTCTTAGACAGACGACTCAAGTCATACTTATCGGCACCCCAGTGGTCCATCCAATATTGGATGGCTTTATTCCGAATGAATTGAGCAGTCTTGATAGCCTCATCAACCGCATGATATTGGGCTATTTTTCCACGAAGTTTAAACTCTACAGTTATAGTCATACCTATATTATACCATATTTTTTAAGTTTGAAAAGCCACACCGTTTCATTTTATTCAAAAGTTGCGGCACCCTCCTTTTATAGTGAAGGTAGAAAGTCTTTATATATAGCGCGGGATACGCAAGCGACACAGCGTTCTCTGATTCTGTGCATCAGGTTACTTAGTACAGCTCACCTTCGGGAGTAATCGGAAGTATTCTCATTTCCTTATTGAGTTAACAAGGAGAACCCCCCAGTCTATGTCAATTGAAGTTGCGGAAAGTACTGACCAAGAGTCAACCTCAGAGGAGTATTCCTTTGAAGCTCTGGAAAGGTTGTTGATGTCCGATGACGAAACGGAAACCGAGGAAGCCCCGTCAGCTCCTCCTGAAGCACTTCCTGAACCCGCGCCGGAAGCAGCAGCTCCCGTCCAAGCGCCACTCCCTGTCGAGACGGTTGAAGATCCTCGCAAGGTCTCTTTAGTCGCCCTCCAGGCGGAGCGCCAGGAAAAGGCCAAGCTGCGTAACTCTTATAATCAGCTCCTTCAGGAGTTTGAAGAGTTCAAACGGCAGGCCCAGGTTCAGCCCCCTCCCGCAACCCCTACCGTTCCCGCAACCCCGCAGGTTCCGGACAAGGAGGAAGACCTTCTAGGCTGGGTCGAGTACGAATTTAAACGGCGCGATGCCGAGATCGAAGCCGCCAGACAAGAAGCGGCAAGGGTCGGTCAAGAAGCGTCTGCCCTGGCTAATCAGGCCAAGTTTGAAGTCATTCAAGCCGAGACGCGGCGGCAGATCGGCGAGTCCGAGTTCGATGCCGCGATCAACGCCTTCAACGCCTACGACGCCGAGAACCCGGGCCGGATCAACATGTACGAGGTCTTCTCGACCGCTAACCCGGCCTACACCGCCTATGAACTAGGTAAGACGATTCTCGACGCTCAGCGGGCCGCCGCTCCTCAACCTCCGATGGACTTGGAGGCGATGAAAGCCCAGCTCCGCCAGGAGTTGATTAATGAGTTGACGCCCTCCTTGAAACAGGAGGCGCTGCGCGAGGCGGCGACCGAGATCGCGGCCAAGCTGAAGGGGGTTCCGGCCCCGCAAGTGACCCCACAAGGTCGAAGTATTGTCTCTATTCCCTCTGCCACGCAGGGGGTTGAAAAAGCCTACACGGCAGTAGATGTCCCGAAAGAGGTTCTTCAGAACACCAGTCGGGATGGCCTACGAAAGTATATTGAACAACTCTGGGAACTGGAACAGGTTGATCTAACCTCCTAGTTTCTTAGTTAAAACGAGGTTTAAACACGAAAAATGGCTACTACGACAGTAGCGACGGGTGCGGCCCAAACGGTCAAGAAGTTTCTTGAGAAGTTGCTGGCCTCCGAAGTCGAAAAGAAGATGTCCTCGAAGCAATTCATGGGCAACAGTGCCGACTACGCCATCCAGAAGCTCGATGCCCTTGCCAAAGGTAAGGGGGACGCGGTTAACTTCCAAATCCGCTTCAAGCTCTCCGGTCAAGGCGTCACCGGCGACAATACCCTAGAAGGCAACGAAGAGACGATCACCGTTTCTAATGCCAGTGTCGTCATCGACCAGTTGCGGAATGCGGCTGGTAAACACAGCCGGATGACGGCCAAACGGACTTATGTTGATTACACGACCGATACGATTGATCTCTTGTCGGTCTGGTTTGCAGAATGGTGCGACGAGGCGCTTTTCCAGTACCTCTCGGGTGTTCGGGGAACGAATGATACGTCAGGTAAGTTCGCCGCCAGTTGGAACGGCCACGCCGGGAATACCCTGGCGACCCCTGACGCCAATCACTTGCGCTACTGTACCGATACGGGCCTCTCCAGCACGATCGGCGACATGAACGACACCTTCGATGTTCTCCACCTCGATCTGGCTAATGTCCTGATCAAGGAACTCCAGAACACCAGCGGCAACGCTGGGATGCGGAAGGTTCGCTTTGGTTCTCGCCCCAAGTTCATCCTGATGTTGAGCCCCCGGCAACGGACGCACATGATGCAGACCAATGCCAGCAACCTCTTCGAGAAGATCAACATCGGTAAGATCCAGGGCGGCAACACCACGGACTACATCTTTGACGACGGGATCGACTACACCGATTTCGCCATCTATGAGAATGTCAACGTCCGCCGGATCGCTACCGCTGATTATACCGGCATTGACTCCGGCATGGCTTCGGTTCACCGTGCTCTGATCCTGGGGGCTCAAGCGGCGGTGGTCGCTTACGGCGACTCTAATGGTGGTTTCGACAATATCCAGGTGGATACCGAGACCTTCGATTACGGGAATATGACCGCTTACGCCGGTTCGGCCATTCTGGGGATGCGTAAAGTAACCTTTAACGATCCTGCGGGAACGGCCAGAGACCTTGGCGTCTACTGTCTTGATTCCCAGGCTGAAGTGTAGGAGGAGTAAAATAAAATGGCTACTTTAGCAACTGCCGCCGCCTACAGTAATGTCCTGGCGAAGAACTTGACGGGGGGAGTTTTCTCCATCGTTGAAACGCTGGAAATCGATACCGATACCCTGACCAATACTTCAACGGCTGCAACCACTACGGCTGTCGCTCAGAATGACATTGTTCGGATGGTTCGGATCGACGCCGGAGTTACAGTTCTTGATGTGAGGATTGTTTATGATGCCCTGGGTGGTTCAACGACTGTAGATGTTGGTGATGGGGATAACGATGACTACTACATCGCTGCCCAAGACACCAGCTCCGCTGGAACGACCCGCGCGGCTGCCGCGACCTTCTTCCCCAAGACTTACAGCTCGGCGGATACGATCGATATTGTCTTCGAGGGGGGCAACCCTTCCGGAACGATTACCTTGATTGTTCTTTGTACGAGCGACGTAAGTGACGTAACTTAGGGAATAGTCACCCACCCGTAGGGGAGGCGGGGGAAGAGTCTGGAAAAGACATCCCCGCCTCCTCTTATTTTGTCTCAAGGAGAGCCAATTGGCAAAGAAGAAAAAATCCCACCCGGGGTTTAAATCTGTGGCACAAAAAATCAGCCAGGAGCAGGGGATACCCTTGGAAAATGCCAATGCCATCTTGGCAAGCTCTTCGCGGAATGCCTCGAAAAAGGCTAAAGCTAAAAATCCCAATTTGAATAAGGTAAGAGGAAAATCAAAGTAATGGCCGGAAAGAAATGTTCCCCCGGAAAAAAGATGAAGCAGAACGAGATGATGATGCCGATGAACACGGTAGCGGCTCCCCCTAAGAAGCCGCCCAAAGGCCCTAAGAAGCCTGTGAAGAAGGGGTATTAACTATGGGTAAGATCAGTCAAAACTCTACACAGAAATTCGGCAAAGTCTCGGAGACGGCCCGGACACGCATTGGTAAAATCGGGTTGAAATATGGCAAGCGGGATCAACCCCGCTACGCAAGCGCCCTGGAGTACAAACTAAAACAGGAGATTAAACCCGGTTCTGAGAATGAGAATTATATCCGTACGGTCGGAAAGCTAGATAAAAAACCCAAGAAACGCTTAGAGACCGGGGCTCCTATTGAGCCGGTGCCAACGAAAGCTCCCCCCAAAGTTAAGGTTGTACCTATAGAGGTACAAACTAAACCTACCTGGGAAGCGACCAGCGAGGCCGAGATCTCGATTACCCTTCCGGAACCGGAAACCAAGATTGGTCGTCCGCCCAAGTCAAAGATCAGTGAAGAGCTGGAAGGATTTACTGGTTCCAAGATCAGTAAGAACCCGACTCTGAATAAACTAACCGAACTCTTTCAACGGAACCAGTAGGTTAAATTGATCTAAAATTACCACTGCTGCGGCGCTCATTACCAGGGCAAGGACATTTCTCCAGGACGCTGATAGCGCGGCCTATCGTCATACAGATGCGGACCTGCTCGTCTTCCTGGCGATGGCAATCAATGAGTACCATCGGGATGTCACAGATACAAGAAGTTCAGCTTCAGCATTGATTACTTCGGCAGGGGATGGAACAGTCACCTTCTCTTCTTCCATTGCAAGCGGGGCCGGTCTGAATAAGACGGATGTCCATCAGATCCTCAACGCTTACTGGGACGGGGTGCCGATCACGCCCACCTCGATTTCCGAGCTGGAGACGGAGGACGGAACCTACACCAACTTCGACTGGGAGGCACAGACTGGCACGCCAGAATGGTATTCTCAGGAGACAACCGGCCCGATGGGGTTGAGGCTGTATCCCCAACCTACCTCTTCCGGGACGTTAAAGATCTGGTATACTTCAATTCCGGCTCAAGTTACCGCCTCGGCCTCGACGGTCGATATCCCCTACGCTTTTGAGGACGCTCCGATGTACTTGATGATCTCGATGGTTTTCGCCCGGGAAATTGATTCTCCGGGCGGAAATAACTACTTGGAGTACTCAAAGAAGTACCGAATGGAGTACGAACGGCTGGTAGCGATTGCCAAGGATCAGATGAGCTGGGGCCAAAACCGCTCTCAACAGTTTATTATCCGTAACCAACACCTGTAGAGGCTCAGTATGTGGGAATTTTTATCGCCTGAATTGGTAGACGCGATATCTAAGCTAGGATTTCCAGCCGTCGGTTTCTTATTGCTCTGGTTCTCGTTCGTCAAGTTTGCCGAGAGGTGGATGGTTGGAAATGAGCAGCGAGCGGAACGTATTACTAATGCTACCGTTCTGATTTCTGAGAGACAATCTGTGATGGATGGTAAATTAGATAAGTCTCTACAGGTTTTCAGCGACAAACATGATGATCTGCACGGGCTAATGAGCCAGATTGCTCAATCTGCTTATGAAAGCAAGGCGGCCTCAGAAACTTCCGCCAAGAAATCGGAAGAGGCGATGTATCTGATGCAACGCCTTTATACTCTAGTCGAAAACAAGGAGAAATAGTAAGTCATGGCCTCCAATCTTGAAGATGCCTACAGCAAGTTTTTGGCGATGGCCAAACAGAACGGATGGCTGGGAGATGAAATAACTACCGGGTCTATGGCTCCTAGACCGGATGATCCTGGTCTTATCCGCCCGACTGACGGAAGTATGGCCTATTCTGCTACTCCCTTGGCCGCTCCTAATGCTGTTGGAACCGGAAGTTATACACGAGAGCCAGGAGCCTATAACCCTCTTGTGGGGAGTGAGGTTGAGCGGGCCTTGACAATGGGACAAGAAAACATCCCACAGAGCCGGTTGGACGCGTATTTTCAAACTTTAATAGAACAAGAAAAGCAACGGTTGATTCAAAGTGGAGAAGCCAAGGACTGGTCTCCCGAACAACTACATGAGGTAGCCTCTCAAAACATGACCCGGGCGCATGTGGACAAAAATAAAAAAATGCCCAAGGTAGAATTAGGGCTTCATCTACAAGACATCCGAGAAAAGATGGGGCAAAACGATCCTGATACTGAGTATTTACTTAGTCTTTTAAACACGCCTAACCTCTCTGAGGCAGCCGGTTCCATGACCCGTCAAGGACATCAACTAATTCCTGAACCCTCACTTCCCGGGGCTAATGCAGATAGGATGAACGCAGGACAATACGGATCAACTATGATGCCCCCTATCGTAGCCGAAACTACTATAACTAAGAAGTCTTATAAAGATCCAGCCTCTGTTGCTCGAAAGCAGCCACCTCCCGTAGGGAAACCCTCAATGGTGGCAACATACAGACCAACTGCTCACTCTTCCGGGGGCCAAAAGAGAACGGAAGGCTACGAATCCGACAATGCAGGAAGCAGCAAAAACAAAGTTGTTATACAGGGAACTAATATCCGGTCTGCCTCATTACCAATTGATCCAAGGCAGACGCAAAATTTAGGCCCCTACGGCTCCTTTAACCCGAGACGGCCTTCAATTGCCCCTCCCGGAAACGCTGGGGCGAGCTTAAACGCCTTAAATTGGTTTAAAGATCAGTTAGGACTCTTTAATCAGAGTAGGAGAAGCGGCCCCGGAATTCAAAATTTAGGCCCATACGGAACCTTTCCGCGATAGTTACTATGCCAATCAGACTATCCTCCAGCTCAAACCTTGAAGCCTTGACCCCCTGTCTCTGCGCCTCTGAATTAACAACTCGTAAAATCAAATGCAACCGCTATGCCCAGGACTGCCCCCTCAAAACTGAGTCCGGCCCTGTTTTAAAGATAAATTGGTTTTGTAAATACTTCCCGACCTTCTACTTCTGGTATACTTATCTGAAATCTTTCTTGAGGTAAATCTAAATGCCAGTGGCCGTCTACGGTCCAATCTCAGGACAAAATTCATTCATAAACCGGAGTAAGCTGCCTTTAACGGTTGCTCAGACCCTCAAGAACTGCGTCACGAGTGCTCATGTCGCCGCTACCACAGTTGCCTCCGCCACGGCCTCCTTGACGATCCAGACCCCGACCGTCTCCTCCAACTCCGATAAGTCCGGCTACCTGATCAAGAACGGTACCTCCTACTTCCGCATCCCTGCCTCTTCTGTTGCCTCTGAAGAAGTGATCTCGACTGAAACTCGTGTCTACTTTACCAATCCCCAGACCGGCACCACGACTGATAGCTTTGCCATTCGGGGGGCGCACAGTGCCAACAACGGCAACTTCTACTCTCTGGCGCTTATCCCGCCCCCGAACAATGTGACTTTAGCCACTGCCGCCACAGGCTCTGTTGCCAACGGCACCTACAAGTATGTCTTTACCTATGTCGATCGCTTTGGTAATGAGTCTGGCCCTTCAGTCGCTACCTCCACCGTCACTGTCTCTTCCGGCCCCAAGAAGATTCAGATTACTAATTTGCCGCTCGGCCCAGTTCATGTCTCAGCTCGAAATATCTACCGGATCAACGACGGTGTGACTGTGGCTTATCAGTTCGTCGCCCAGGTCTCGGACAACACAACCACCTCCTATGATGACAAGCTGGCTAACGCTGATCTAGGGGATGATATCCTAACTGATGGGTTTACCGTTCCTTCCCATGCTCAACTCAAGCCTATGCAATCAGCAATCTTTACAGCAGCCTCCAGTGGCGCAGGAGATGTCGATGGAAGAGTTCATTATGTTATCGTCTCCTCGGTCGATACGACTACCGCCCCTTATGAACAGTGGGCAATCAGCGATACGGTCGGTTTCGTCGCTGCTACGGATACTGTGACTCTGACTATTTCAAACTACCAGTCGGCCATTTCGTACTTTCTGTACAGATTGGATGAGGATACGGCTAGCCGTAAGTGGCGCTATGTGGCAACATTCGCCGCATCGACCTACGCTGATAACATTGCCCCCGCGACTTTAGCTACCGCCGCTTACTACGGCAGCCGGGCCGAGACGCAGGACTTTGAATTTATCGCCGGTCCCCATCACGGGATGCTCTTTACCGGCTGGCGAAACACGGGGAGCTGGAGTAAGCAAGGGAACTATACCCTGTTTAATCCTACTGAATACTATCAAAAATTCAATGGTCTAGTCAGAAACGCCATCCCCTTCAACGGCGAGATGGTCTATCTCACAACTCAGGGGCTGTCAAGATTGGTCGGAGATGAAGAGTTAAACCTAACTCGGATCGATGTCCCCAATACTGCTGGGGCGATCTCTCCTTATGCCGTCGCCACGCCGGTCGGCATCGTCTACTTCGATGTCTTTGGTTATGTCTCTTTGTGGCCGGGGGGAGACAGCCCGTCGATTCCCATCGGCAAGGAAGTGATGGCGGCAGGAACAATTACCCCGGCTCGTATGACCTATATTAATGGTCAGGTCTATATCGCTGGGAATACAGGGAACTGGGTAATTGATGTTCTCTCTAGCCCGCCCAACTGGATGCAATTCGACTACGGCTACAACATCGCTCACTGGTATCACGACCAGACAAGGCTCTACTTCGTCCTGTCTGACAACGGCGGGACTACCTACCAGTTCCCCACAGCCAACGACGAGCCCGCCAGAGTCTCTGGAGCTGGCCCCGCGCTCACTTTGACGGGAGCAGAACTAATGGGCTCCAATCCAGAAGCTCACAAATACTTCCGCCGATGGATAATTGATTATCAAAGTGACGGAAATGTATCAATGGAGTGGTTCAAGGACGGAAGTTCATACCAGACGTACACTCTACCAACTACCAGCTCCACGAGAACCCGAACCTCTGTTTGGTTCCCAGTCAGCTCGACCAAGACTTGCCGGGGCAGAGGAATTTACCCCTCCATTACAACAGCCAATGGTATAACTGCAACTATTTTTGAATTGTTAGTTTACTGGGATGAAAACGAAAAGCCGTGAAGACAGGTTATGACAGATTCATAGTTCCGGTCAAGAATCTGATTGATGCCTTGACGGAGCAGAAGAAAGAGCTGGTTCCCAAGATTCGGGCCTCGTTAGCGACCTTTACAAATCTCGTAGTTAATAGAACGATCAAAATGACTAGCGTTTCTGCTCCCCCGAGTGATTTAACACAGGGTTCCATACTTTGGCCGGACGAGGACTTTGATCCAGTAAACAATACAGGGAAAGTCCCAGTAGCCTATACCGGCCTCCATTATATACCCTGGGGTGGGTATGAAGTAGTGGGGAAAGACGCTATTCCTACTTCAATGGCTTTGACAAATCTTTCTGTTATTTACAACGGTGGAACAGCCCGCTATTTATCGACGATGATGGATCTTGGTACTGCCTTTGGTCTTGATTTTATGGATGCGGCCCTTAAGCAGTACAGTCCCTCCGGCACTCTAATGACCAACAGGATCTTTTCTGTTACCGCCACTGGAAATGTTGAGGCAATTCATACTGCCTCGACGGGAGGGAGCGCAATAGGCATTTCCAAAACTTCTTACACAACTGGCGGCTATATGGTTGCTTATGTTGTTACGGATAGCAACAATACTTATTTAAAGGCACGTATTGTTGATGCTTTCTTACGGGATGCCACAACTAGCGAAATCATTATTGACATCGGAAGTGGGATCAAGTCTCCTTATGTAGTCCACAACGCTACCGCTAATCAGTTTATGGTAAGTTGGATAGTTCAATCCGGTGCAGATGTTACTGCCTATGCAGCTCTTTATAATAACGCTGGAGAAGTCGTTGTAGACAAAACTGCAATTAGTACCCTTGTAACAGGCGATACCACTAACTCAGCTAGTCTTAAAGCGGTTCATAACAATACGGATAACCGTTATTGTTATGTCTTTTCAGTCTCAATCGGCGTCAATACTTATACTGTCTTCACAGTTTCCAGGGCCGGGGCCACACTAGCGTCAGTTGCTGGAAATACATCTGTTGCTACCGGCACCCTTGGTAAGTTTCATATAGCCTTTAACTCTTTCGACGGAAATTATCAAATTATTTATAGCCGTCTAGCCGCCGCCACATATTATGTGACCGCTAAAACCCTTGCGGCAGACGGGATAACCCTTACCAATACCGTTGATCTTACCTCAACAGCCTCCGTTATTACCTTTCCCCAAAATAGTTTTGACGCGACTAATACCCGTTTTGCCATTACTTGGGTTGAAAATGACGGAACTTATGAGGACATCAAAGCAGTTCGAGCAACAGCGGTTACGAATGTTGTATTTGGTTCGCCTGTCGCCCTTGGGTTGATCAGTATTCCAGTAACTGTGGCAGACCCGCATATTTTTTATAATTCCACTCTTTCTCGTTATGTATTATTCTACTTATACGGAATTGACAGAGGAGAAGAAGTCCGTTACGCAGCGACTGATTTTGTCACTGTTTTTGGTGCGTCGGGCGTAACTTCTCTAAATTCTTTGACGGGAGATGTTAAAGTTAGCGCCGGAGCTGGGATATCCGTAGCTACGGCGAGCCCGACTATTACGGTGACAAACACAGGAGTCAGGTCAGTAAATGGAATGTCTCCCACGGTTTCCATCGTTGCCGGAACCGGAATTTCTGTTGTGGATACCAGTCCTACTATTACAATCTCCTCATCTGTAGCAACTAACTCCAATTCCGGGTTTCAAGTGTTTGATGACTTTATTGGATTTTTAAAAAACGATGTCGCTACTAATACCAATCAAGGCTCTACAGGCTCATTTTTTGCACAGGTGCAGGGAACGGGAACCGTCAAATCATACCCCGGCACAAGAGTTGATGCTGACCATCCAGGTGTTATCACAATCGGGACAGGGACTTCGGCGGGGGCATATGGGGCAGGAATCTTTGGAAATGGCGGCTCCTTTTTAATTGGCGGAGGACAAATCTCTTTCGAGACTTTAATTTATATTACATACCTTAGTATACTCTTGGACGAGTATGATCTCAGGTTTGGTTTGTTAGATGCATTATCTACAGGATCGGCCATAGCAGATGCTGTGGATGGTGTTTATTTTGAATACGATCGTAACAGTTCGGTAAACTGGAGAACTTGTTCTGCGAATAATAGTGTGAGAACTAAAACAAATAGTTCTACCGCAGTAGTGGCTGGAGCCTGGACTAAATTAAAGATTGTTATTAATGCCGCCGCCACATCGGCAGAATTTTTTGTTAACGGCTCATCGATTGGAACAGTTACAACAAATTTACCAACCGGGGCAGGTAGAGTCTGCGGCCCCGAGATTCACATTGTTAGTTCAAACGGGGCGAGCGATAAGACAGTATCGGTTGATTACTTCGATCTGAACCACACTCTGACGACGCCGCGCTAATCTTGTATTCTAAACAGTTTAAAATAAGGATGGAGGCCATATCCAGACGTGCCGTTCAATTCTCTCTCGAATAAACTAAAAACTTTGAAGATGACCCCCGGACTGAACCAGCCCAAGGGGTATCCCGCCATTGGCGGAATGAATTCTCAAAACAAACCTCCTTCTTTAGATCCTAAGCAGTTAGCTTTTATGCAGGGGGGTCATCAAGGAAATCCCATGGGACGGGGTGGGTATCCTTCACCCGGTAAACCTCCTTTCTTAGAAGATAAACCTAAGCCTCTATTTCCCGGTGGGAAATTCCCTCAAATTGGGGTTCCTGATACCAAGATTCAACCTGTCCTCCCGCAACCCACCAAACCGGGAATCCCCACTCTTCCAGGTAGTATGACGCAAAACGGACAACCCTGGAATTTTGGTGGTAAACCTCCTTGGGTTCCTGAAGGCTATCAACAATACGTCCCACCCGATCCTTCTCAGATGAGTCCAGAAGAGAAGGCCAAGTGGGATCAGAAACAGAAGTATAGAGATGCTCAAGGGGCTTTTGTTCCACAACAGATCGATCCTAACGCCAACACAGTTGGAAATCTACAATTCCCCCAACAAGCGGTAAATCAACCCGCTACAATCGCTAATCACATGCCTCAAGATCAAGCGGCGGGTGTTCCGTCCTCTCCACAACCGCAGGCCCCTTCTCAGCCCTCTCAAGCTGTTCAAGCTCCTCCACAGCCCTTTTTCAGCTCTGCAAAGCCCAGTAATCCCAATGCTATAGAACAAAACGGGATGTGGTTTGATTTTAGTGATGTAAAACCGGCCCCAAGGGGAGAAATTGACTTTGGTGGTCAACGAGATATAGACTCGTACATCAAAAGTAAAATACCGGGGTCAGAAAAATATAGGAACATAGACGCAGCGAAGGCTGCCTATAATACCGACCCCGTAGCTAAACAATATTATAACGCCTATAACGCGCTTCAATATGTCTATATTCCTAAAATAGATCAGAGGCACATGATTGGAGCCTCAGCTAGTCAAAATCAAGGGCTGACGCCCGGTGATACAAGTGTTATTTCAGACGCTCAATTAGCGGCGGCACGGGGACAGACTCTTTCTACAGGGGCCACTAATGTCTTTACTGGAACTGGAGAACCAGTTCAGTACGGCGAAGCAGATCCAACCGGAGATACGACCCGTGGTAGAGGAACCGGATCAACAGCTTCCACATCCGAGCCGAAGCCTTTTCATACAATGGCAGGACAAGCTTCCAGCACTGCGACGGTTCAGCCTCCTGGTATCTTTGCTCAATCAGAGGGGGTCTGGAACTACCTGACCGATCCCAACACGAATATTCATCAGAGGTATACAGCTTTCAAAACTTGGGCAGATGGACTAGGACTAAACGAGGCCCAAAGTACCGACGCCTGGAATCAGGTTGCTACAGGGATGTCCGGTGCCGGAACAGCACAAATTGGCGGGGAAGTTCCTATGCCTCTGCCTGGCGCTCAACCTGCTATTTCTCAGGGAGGCACCTATACACCCCCGGCTACCCAACCATCTACGCCTCCTGCTCCTGGGACCGCACCTACGGCGAGCGGGAAATTCCCCGGCTTCGATCCTCGGGCAATGATTGACAGTGGAAACAGCAGTGACTACATTAAACAATACGCCGAGGCCCAAGACATTACCAAAAATGGAGTTGTTGTACCGGGTAGAGAACAAGATTTTAAAGATCTCTATGCTTACGCTCAGGGGTACTCAGTAGATAAAGATGGGAATAGAATTACGATTCCTATTCCTGAACTAACTCCTGCCCCTGCTGGGGGCGTTGGAACCAGGCCAGGAGAAGAGACGGATATAGAAACCTCTTCTGGTGTAATCCCGGCAGCAGCTCCGCCTCCTCCAGCAGCTCCGCCTCCTCCAGCAGCTCCGCCTCCTCCAGAGACTCAGCCCTCTCCAGAGACTCAGCCCTCTCCAGAGACTCAGCCCTCTCCTATAGCCCCCGCCGCCATAGGCTCTCTACCTCCAGAGCGCAGACCAGAGGATTACGGGCTAGGCATCAAATCGGTTAATCCTTTTGACGATGTAGGATCATTAGTCGATAAATACAATAAGTATTTTGGCGTTCAAAATCCTTATAAAGATACCGGCCCCAATTCGCTCTACCAACAATTTATGGATAATCAACTCTCGGGAATTACCTCTGAATACTCTCGCCTTAAGGATCAATCCAGGGCCCAGGGTTACAGAGGCTCCGGTTTGACTAATGCTCAGATCAATCAACTGGGAATGCGGGAGGCTGGGGATCGCGCCAACGCTCGCATGTCCCTGGCAAAAGAATTCTTGGATAAGGGCTACGCAGCGGATGTCAATGACGCTAAGATGAAGTCAGACATGGTTAGCACTTTTGCTTCTGCCATTATGAATCGAGATGATGCTTCCTGGAATAGACTCCAGCAGATGTCAGTACAAGATCTAGAGCGGTTCAAAGTCTTTGAAACTTTGAAACAGTCCGGAGCGATGAACGATGCTCAAATTGGGCAAATTAAGCAAGGAATTAATCAATCCCAAGCATTGATTGAAGAGACTAGGGCAAAATTAAAACTGGCAGAAGATAGATTTAAGCTAGATAAGTCAAGAGATGCGTGGCAGGAGAAAGCTTATTACGAAAACCTCAACCAACAAGCACAAATTGCTTGGGTAGCTCTCGTCACTGGGCTGGGAGAGAAAATGATGAACGCCGTAAAGGAACTAATTCCTAAAGGATTACCGGGATTAGGTACTAGCGGCGGGGCCGGAGCAGGTACTATGATGGATGTGCCTACTGCTGCGGTTGCCCTAGCGTAGGATCAAGTCATGCCTGTACAATTTCCTCAACTAAACTCTGCTTACGGAAATCTCGGTGCCGCAACCATGGCCGGGGGTTTGGCTGGACTGGCCGGTAAGTTTTTAGATACTTTCGTAACAGACGAGGCCAAAGCATCCAAGAGCTATTATGACCGCGCCTTTAACAAAGCTCTGGAGATGAAAAAAGCCGGGCTCAGCGATAGCCTGATTAATCAGTACTTAAAATCTGCTATTGACGCTCCTGCTGCTAACATCATGAAACAAGAAGCTCCGTTTCTCAATATGCTAGGGGTCAATACAGTTCAAGAACCCGATTATCTCCCCGCCCTAAGAGCCTCCCTGTCTCCCCAAGCAGTTCTTGAACCCACAAGTGTCGCGCCGGATTTGGCCAGTACCAGAATTAATGAAATACAAAGTGATCAAGATAAGTTAAAGGGTGCTCGACAAGAGGCTTTGTCAACCTTACCCGGCATGAAGCCAAATGCTCAGTTAAAGTGGTATGACATTGAGCAGGGAAAAAATAAAAAATTAGTCGATCAGTTAGACACCACATGGAAGCAGATGGCGGCTACCAAAGCTCAACAAGATGAGGCCGACCCGGAGTATCAAACTGATCTCCAACTAGCCCAGACCGATCAAAACCTCATCGCCCTTAACCAGCAGCTTCGCCAGGCCGAGACCGGGCTCTTTTCAACTGATAGATCCAAAATTTGGGAGCATATCAAATCAACTCAAGAGATCCGGAAGCAATTGATGGATACCAAGAAACTGATCCAGGAATTGAAGTTCGCTCCAACTGATAAGGTTATCGATACTCTCCAGAAGATGTCGGATCAGAACCCATCTGCTGTTGCCCCGTTAGTTGGCCTGTTGACACAAAGAACAAATGATCCCAGAATTCTTCAAGCATTACAAGGAATTCAGTCTACCTCTGTCCCCTACATGCGCCTTCAA